CGTGAGCGGGCTGAGTGCTACCAGTCACACCTTCAAGCTGACTGCTGCTGGTGGCGGATCTAGTTTCGCCAATGGCGACTACCGGATCGGCATCACCCACACCAAGATCTCTGTGGTCAAGCTGACCGCGATCAAGGGTGATCAGGGGGTCAAGGGCGACAAGGGCGACACCGGAGCGACGGGTAGCCAGGGTCCGATCGGCAACACCGGTGCCACTGGTCCGACCGGCGCAACCGGGCCAACGGGATCAACTGGTCCGCAGGGTGTGAAGGGTGATCAGGGAATCCAGGGCATCCAGGGCCCGACTGGTCCGACTGGAGCCACCGGAGCTCCAGGTGAAGTCTGGTACTCGGGCTCGGGCGCGCCCGCGAGCGGGACCGGGATCATCGGGGACTGGGATCTCGACACTGCCACCGGAGACGTGTACGAGAAGACCACCAGCACGGCCTGGACGCTCCGGGCGAACATCCGTGGCCCTCAGGGCATCCAAGGCACTACCGGGGCCACAGGAGCCACCGGACCGACCGGCAACACGGGTGCTACCGGCCCAGCCGGGCCGACTGGAGCGACTGGAGCTACCGGACCGGCTGGCGCGGACTCGACGGTGCCTGGCCCCACCGGTCCCACTGGTCCGACCGGCGCAACGGGCTCACAGGGGCCGAAGGGCGACAAGGGCGACACCGGAGCGACTGGTCCCGCCGGCCCTGCTGGTTCTGGTGCTGGCGATGTCCTCGGTCCGTCCAGCGCGGTCGCAGATGACATCGCGGTCTACAACGCCACCACCGGGAAGCTGCTCAAGGATGGTGGCGCGACCATCGCCCAGGTGCGCGACCGGAGCACGCACACTGGCACCCAGGCAGCCTCCACGATCACCGGGCTGCCCACCTCACTGCCGCCCAGCGGGGCTGCGGGTGGAGACCTGAGCGGCACCTACCCGAACCCCACGGTGCCGGGGTTGGCGGGGAAGGCCAACACCTCGCACACCCACGTCGCGACCACCGATCTGACTGCAACCGGGACCAAGGACGCGACCACCTACCTCCGGGGGGACAACACCTGGAACACGCCTTGGGGTGTGGCCACTACCGCCACCGACTGCGATGCCTCGACCACATCGGGGCTGTACTTCAACGGCTCGGGCGGGCTGTCCAACGCGCCCGCCGGAACAACGGGCACCTTCGGCTGGTACGCGCTTCGGGTGTGGAAGAGCTCGGACGGGGCGTTCACCTACCAGGAGTACGTCGAGTTCGACACCGGCTCCACCTGGTTCCGGGCGAAGCAGTCATCCTGGACGGCCTGGATGTCGGGCGGAGTCTCTCTCGGTGTCATCGGTGCCGACTGCAACACCCTGACCGGGTTCGGACGGGCGATCGTGACCGCGGGCAGTGCGAACATGCCCAGTGGAGCGGGTCGCGGGTTCATCGACGTGCTCACTGCGCGGAGTGGGTTCTCCGGCACGGGCGACAACTCGGTGCTGCAGACCTTCACCGAGCTGTCCACCAACCGGCAGTGGCGGCGGATGGGCACCGGCACCACGATCACCTGGAGCTCCTGGGTAGAGAACGAGAACGCGATCGCAGGCGGTACCACCGCCCAGTACTGGCGTGGGGACAAGACCTGGCAGACCTTGAACAAGACCGCGGTCGGGCTCAGCTCGGTGCAGAACGTCGACCAGACCAACGCCACCAACATCACCAGCGGGATCATCTCGGATGTCGCTCGGCTGGGTAACACGCCGGGAACCGCGACCTACCTGCGCTCCGGTGGTACCAGCGGGCTGGCCACCTGGACCGGAGCCAGCGGGCTGAAGACCGACCTGGCCCTGACCAAGAGCGATGTCGGTCTGGGGAACGTGCCGAACACCGACGCCACCAACGCCTCCAACCTGGCCTCGGGCACCGTCCCGCAGGCACGGCTGGGCGCATCCGGGACCAGGGACACCACGACCTACCTGCGCGGGGACAACACCTTCGCGGTGCCGCCGAACACCACCTACACCAACGGTGCAGGGTTGGCGCTGGCTGGGACCACGTTCTCGGTCGGGGTGGGTGCGATCACCTCGAACATGGTCCAGGACAACGAGCTCCAGGGCACCGACCTGCGCGACTCCACCATCGGTGGGGTCAAGATGGCGGCCACCGGCACCAGGAGCGCGGAGACCTACCTGGCCGGAAACGACACCTGGAAGCAACCGGTCCCGGTCGGCACCATCGCGATGTGGGGTGGTGCCTCCACCTCGGTGCCCTCGGGCTGGCTGATCTGCCAGGGCGGCACGGTCTCGCGGACCACGTACGCCGCGCTGTTCGGTCAGATCGGCACCTACTGGGGAGCCGGGGACGGCTCGACCACGTTCACCCTGCCGAACCTGATGAGCACCTTCCCGATGGGCGTGCCGTTCGGGACCACCGATCCTGGTGCCACGGGTGGTACCGCGACCGCCCAGCTGCCCGCGCACTCGCACACCAACGGCACCCTGAGTGCGGACACAGGCGCTGCGCACAACCACCCGTTCGACCGGTCCTCCGGTAACCCGGGTGGTGCCTCCGGTCTGACGCTGGCCTCTGGTACCACCACGATCACTGCCTCCGGTGCGACCGGTGCGTACAACCCGGCCACCGCAGGTGCGCACGGCCACAGCATCTCCGGCAGCACGGGGACATCTGGAGCGGGCACCGAGAACCGCCCGCCCTACGTGACGATGCACTTCATGATCAAGGCGTGACGAGGATGAGACGATCTCACTAGGAGGCAGACATGGGCTACGTGAACACCCCAGCGGGACAGATCAACGGCGTGGTCCCGGACGCCAACGAGGACCCGAACCTGGCCTTCGACCTGCTGGCCATCGCCAAGGCCATCGAGAAGCGCCTGGTCGGGGTCTACTCCTCGACCGCTGACCGAGACGCGAAGACCTCAGCAGCTGGGGTCCAGGAGGGGATGTTCGCCTTCACCACGGACACCGACTCGTTCTGGTACCGCAGTGCCTCGGCCTGGGTCTCCTTCCCGCCGCCGACGCCCTCGATCACCTCCGGTTCGGCAGCTCCCAGCGGTGGCTCCAACGGCGACGTGTACTTCCGGGTCTGATCCATGGCGCTCTACCAGAACGTCGACGGGACGTGGGTGCTCTGTCAGAAGCCCTACGTCAAGAAGAACGGCGTCTGGGTGGTGGCCGAGGAGGCCTGGATCAAGCGGTCGGGGACCTGGGTCAACGCCTACGACGCCGATGTCACCCCGCCCAACCCGCCCGAGATCACCCTCCAGATCGCCGAGGACTTCGACACGATCAAGGGCGTGAAGACGCTGAAGACCCGCTACATCAAGGTCGGGGTGCGGCTCCCAGGCACCGCGAACGACGATGACGCGCAGCTGACTCGGGTGCTCTCGACGTACAACGGGAAGCCACCCACCACCCAGTTCGGGGGCACCTACACCTCGGCACCGGATGCTTCCTACCCGAACGAGCCCTGGAGCGAGTGGCGGTACAACTCCTACGGCGGGCACAAGGACACCTCGCTGGTGATCAACAAGCAGTGGCCCAGGAATGCTGCTGCCGGCACGATCATCAAGGGCGACGAGACCTACTACTTCACCGGCTGGAGCCTGGACAACAGCGGGAACTGGAGCGCGGCCACGCCGGCCTCCATCCACGTCCCGAAGAACTCGGTGGACGTGCCGAACATCATCACCAAGGAGACCCGGTTCCAGGCCAACTCCGGTGGCTCCTGGCGTACGGCTGGGTTCCAGTCCGGCACCCTCACCCAGCAGAAGTCCCCGCGCTCGCAGGGGCTGTGGTTCTACGGCAACCAGATCACCGACGCGATCGGGGAGAAGGGCGCGCCCACGATCAAGAGCGCCCAGATCTACATCAAGCGGGCCAACGACACCGGCACGGCGAACGCCAACGTCTACCTGTTCTGGACCAGCTACGGCACCGCCGGCGCGCTGCCGAACCCGAACGCCGCGGGCGGGATCACCCGGCACGACATCACCAAGCTGGGCACCTTGGCCAAGAACCAGGGTGCATGGTTCGACCTGCCGAAGGCGTTCTTCGACAACATGAACACCGGGATCAAGGGCCTCGGACTGGACTGGAAGGACCCGGTGAAGGCCGACGCCGCGCCCAACGACTTTTCCCAGGTGGTCTCCGTGGGTACGAACCTGAGGTGTGGAGAACTCCACGTGGTCTGGGAAGAGGCCATGTAGTGACTAGCCCAACGAGTGAGGATGAAGACATGAGCGAGACCACCAACGAAGAGACCGAGCCCGTGGCCGACATGGAAGACGACGGTGTGAACGGGATCGAGGGGCAGATCATCTACCCGGACCGTGAGGTCGACGCCGAGCGCGCCGGCGAGTGGGTGGCCGGCAAGGCCGACTCGCTGTACCCCGACGACGAGGATGGCGAGCGGGTGGGCTGGGAGAACCCGGCTGACCGGTCCGCAGAGGTACAGGACGACGAGGAGACCAAGGACGATGAGTGAGTCACCGCTCGGGGACGAGGCGCAGGCCGAGGACCTGGACGAGGACCTTCCTGCCCTCAACGAAGAGCCGGACAACGATCCTGATGACTCCTCCACGTACGTGGCGGGGGAGACCCAGGATCGGGAAGCCACAGAGCGCCCGGCAGTAGACAAGCACCCGGAGGACTGATGGCATTCACTGCTGCGATCGCGGCACGGAACGCGGTCAACGATCGAACCAACGACCCCGGGATGTGCCAGCAGCAGACCCGGATCTGGGCCGGAATCTCGGCCAAGTACCCCGACGCTGCCACCGCGTGGAGGAACACGAACGACCGTCACCCAGGGGACCGGAACCCCCCGCGTGGGAGCTTCGTGTTCTGGACTGGAGGCAGCGCCGGGCACGGGCATGTGGCGATGAGCCTGGGTGGCGGCAAGATCCGATCCACCGACGCTGGTGGCCGCGGGAGAGTGGCGACCGTCGAGCTCGGCTGGGTCGAGCGGAACTGGGGCCAGCACTACGCCGGCTGGTCCTGGGACAACAACGAGCAGACCGTGATCCACACCACCCCGAAGCCGGCGGTGAAGAAGCCGGCCAAGCCCCGGACCAACATCCTGAACGCGATCAAGGACGTGGAGAGGGCGATCGCGTCCAACAAGGACGACAAGGATCTGGTGAAGGAGCTGAAGCGTCACCGAGACGCACTGGAGAAGCTCGCCAAGCGGAAGTGAGGTAGCCATGGATGTCGTCAAGAACGAACCGGTGCTCATCCAGAGCCTGGTGCAGGCGGTACTGGGGCTGTTCCTGGCGTTCGGGGTGAACCTCTCGAACGAGCAGACGGGCTCGATCATGGCGGTGGTGGCAGTGATCCTGGCGATCATCGCGCGGATGTTCACCGTCCCCACCAACAAACTCAACGGAGATGCGCCGCCCGCTGATCCTGCAGTGGAGCCCCCGGTAGAGCCTCAGGTGTAGTGGATAGTATTAGACCATGCTGCCGACATGCACTGTGACCGGGAGACTCCTCCACCGCAACGAACGACCGGTCCAGGGCCTGGTCCGGTTCACCCCAAGCCGGCTCTGGGTAGTGCGGGATGGCACTACCTGGGCCTGCTTGGCCCCGGAGACTCGACTGGCCTCGGACGGTAGCTTCTCGGTACAGGTGACTCCCACGGACACCGATGCGGTGTGGTGGAGGTACCTGATCGAGACGCCCGCCGGATGGTGGGAGGTCTCGGTACCTCAGAACGAGGCGGGTTACACCCTGAGAGGACTGGTCGGTGAGCATCATCCTGGGTCGCGCGCCGCGCACAGACGATGAGCTCTACGAGGTAGTCAAGGCCCTCTGGGGTCACACCATCCCCAGGCACAAGGTCTGCTCCGACCACGACGCTCCGTTCGACGCCTTCGCCACGGCCTACTTCAACCGCGAGCCGCAGATCCTGATCCACGGCTCCCGTGGTCTCTCGGGCAAGAGCCGGCTGCTCTCCATCCTCGGACTGACCAAGGCGGCGATCACCGGGTCCGATGTGAACATCGTCGGTGGCTCGCTGAACCAGTCGATCAACATCCACAACACCATCCGTGATGCCTGGGAGCACTCCAACGCGCCGGCCTACCTGGTCAAGGAGGAGTCGGCCACCAAGATCAAGCTGACCAACCGAGCGACGATCATGCCGCTCACGGCCTCCCAGAAGACGGTCCGAGGCCCGCACCCACCGACCCTGCTGCTCGACGAGATCGACGAGATGGACCAGGCCATCTTCGACGCGGCCAAGGGCCAGCCGATGCCGCAGAAGAACTGGCAGGGCGACATCGTGCGCCCGATGACGGCGATGTCGAGCACCTGGCAGTACCCGGACAAGACCTTCGCGCACGAGTACGCGCGGTTCCAGGAGGAGAACCTCCCGATCTTCACCTGGTGCTACAAGGACACCTCGAACCCGATCGACGGCTGGCTGGACCAGGAGACGATCGATCAGAAGCGCCGAGAGATCCCCGCCGAGATGTGGCGGGTGGAGTACGACCTGGGTGAGCCCAGCATCGGTTCCCGTGCGATCGACTCGGCCTCGGTGGAGGAGATGTTC